TTCAATTTTTATATAATTTATAATAGATTGATATATATCATCTATATCATTAATAATTAAATTTTTAGGCAAACCAATATTAATAGTAATTAAATCAGTTTTATAAGATTTTATTAAATCTGTTTCATTAAATTTATTATTAATATTATCTATTATACTATTAATATTATAATTTAATGATGTTAATTCTGCATTAATTTTTAAATCATTTCCTAATGAAATCATTCTTATATATAACATTATAACGAACTTGTCTAAACTTGTCAAGTTTTTATATATTGAATCATCATTTATATTATATTTTAAGTATTCTTCAATAAAATTATTCAATGATACATCATCTTCTAAAGAAGTCAAATATAAAAATTCTAAATACGTATCATTACGCATTCTTTCAATATATAATTCTTTTTTATATATAGGTAATTTGCAACCTTTTTTATATTTCATAATAAAGATTTAACTCGAATTAAATCTTAAACAATACTATATGAATAATTATTAAAAACCCAGTCTACACTATTAGTTATTATTTTTTCTCCCTCATAATCTAATGAAGATTCTCCCATACTATATGGTACACAATCAAAAAATTCAAACAACTTTCTTCTTGGTTTTTTTTCAGAACCTTTAGCTTTAGTATATTGAGCAACTCTAATATCAGCTTTAATTGAACTACCTTTAAGAGCTATTAATCCCTCATATCCTGCTGTAATAATCCAAGGTCTTATAATACCATCATTAAAATCTACATTAGTTTCCAAAAATCCAATGTTAATAGTTCTTTCACTTAAACTAAGTCTATCACCACCAACTGCTCCTTTTAAATATCCTCCCATATTTTCAATACCAGCAGTAGATATTGCAAATGATTCTTTAGGCATTTTAATACTTTGAACAAAAAATAATCCAGAAGCATCTGGATCAGTAATATTTTTTTGTACAGAAGAATTTAATAATAAATCTAATTCTTTACCACCTAAAACAATACCATTATCTTTAAAAATTCCAGATGAATTTTTGTCGTTTAATTTACTTAAAAAGTATGAAGGATTTTTAGGAGTTATGGTTACAAACCATTGAGTGGTAAGTGGAACATCATACTCCCACTTACCAATCAACTCTAAAAATCTACTGGCTGGACTATAATCTTGTAAAGCCGTAGCCATTATATGCTAAAATTACCTTCTTAAATTCGCGTTTGAAGAATAAGGATTTAATTCTAAACCAACATTTCCAGTAGCATTTGATGGATCACTAGTAAAGAAATGATATGCGAATGAAACACTAAATGTTTTAATTGCACCACTACCTTCAGCTATTTCATATGCTACTTCTCCAACACTTCTAATAGAAACACCAACTAAAGTATACCTAGCTATGGGACTTAACAATTTATTTAATTGTGTCACTTCCATTACTGAAGATGGACCAGCAATAGAACCTGTTGCATTTGGAGTAGCTCCAGCACCAAATGCATATCCAGCACTGCCATCAAATGCATTAAATGTTCTAATACTTTCTTGCAATAACTTTTCTCTCAACAAAGAATTTTCTTGGCAATAAAATTCCATTTCGTAAGCTTCACTACCAGGAAACTCAACGGCTCCTGGTAGATTGAATGTTTGTCCAGCATATTTTACTGTTTGATTTGTTATATTTCTTCCTGGTAATTTACCAGTTCTAGCAAAAACCATATCATTAGAATTCAATAGAATTCCACCAGGACCACCAGTTTGAATATAATTTATTCTAAAATGATAATCCCTAGAAAAATCATTAGCAACCGCATTTTGAAAGAACTTGTCAATATATTGATCTGTTGTAGCCATATTATTATTTATTGTTTATTGTTGTTATTAAGCTCCAATTAATTCATTAAATGAAGTTGATGTTGAAGTAGCATAGAAGTTCACTAATATGAATTCAGCTGTTCTTACTGGTTTGATATAAATATCAACAATCAATTCATTTTGATCAATTGTTGTTGATGTATTGTTTCTTTCATCACAAACAATTTCATATTCACTAATACCACTATCATTTCTTGCGATTTCAAATATTGGTTTTAATGTATTAACCATTCTTGAACGTGTAAATGCTGTATTAGGTTCGAACACAAAATATCTTGTAGTTTTCTTTGTAGCCTTTTGTAGGAATATAAACAATCTGCGTACATTGATTCTATCAAATGCACTTGGTTGTCTTAACATTGTTTTTTGACCAAAGATATTAAATCCATCACCTGGGAAGTAAGCAACTGGGTTGACTGAAATCTTATAAAGAGAATCTCTTTCTTTTTGCTTTGGAGTCAATGCTACATCTAGAACGCCAGTAACCTTACCTCTTGTAAATCCTGCTGGAGCATACCATGGTTGGTAATTAACATCCATTGCTGCCATATCTGCTGCTGCCCATGCTGAGAATGGTACCCATACTTTTGTACTTGAGAATGGATCGGTTACTTTCACCCAGTTTGCATATGTGCAACTATAGCTACTATTAGCTAATGCAAATAGATTTCTAAGTGGCTCATAAATATCAGAAGAGAATGTCTTTGTTCTATCACTTAAGGTTTTTGCATTTGCTCCAGTAATAAGAATATGTCTTAGTGGGTCTGCAATAAACATGCAATCTTTTCTTAATGAAGAACAGAATTGGTCAAACTTATCAAATACAGTTCTATAGTTATCTGTAATCATGTTTGACATGCTTGTTTTTAATACCGCCAATTCTTGCTTGTATTTAGGACTCAATTGTTCGTCATCAAAATATGTTTTTGTTTGATCTACATTAGTTCCATTGTGAGCATTTAATTGTGATGCAGTATAGATTGTTCCAAGACCAGCTTCAATCAATAAGCTAACATCAAACAATTCATCATTTTCAATTTTTCTAAATACGCGATCTAATTTTGCTCCAACTTCTCCAATAAGTTTCTTACTATTGTTTGAAGAAGAATATACTCCGATTGGATAAACATTATCAGAATTTGCATATTTTAATGCAGAACTAGAGACGCTAGAAGAAGAATTTATTAGTTTTGTTTGAATCATTTCAACTTCATGTGAAGTAAACCCATATTTTGCTTGAGATGCATTTAATGTTTGTGATAAAACTTTAATTGCATTTCCACCCATCAAACGAACTTTTGTTTTTGGTACTCCTTGTGCATCTTGCCATGAGCCTCTGTTCTTTCCATTAATATATGTGTTTGTCATTATAACAACATTATTAGATGGATCTGAAAGATTATCTAAGAAAAATGATGTTGGAAGACCACCTGATTTTGAATTGATTTGCTTGTGGAAATCTAATGAACCAACAAAATTCTCTTCAACCATATAATCAAGTTGAACGGAAGTTGGAGCATATGGACTGGTTCTTAATTTTATAAGAGTTACACCTAAAATATCATCAAATGTTGAATCAACCATATCACTGAATTGGAAAGCTAAACTCTCAACAGTTTCAGCTAGCGATTTTGTTCCACCTCTATTAGCAGAGTCAGTAATCTTGAATGCCAACTTAGCATCAACTACAGGTGTCATTGAACTAACTGTAGCACCTAAAGTATTTAATTCTTTAATATTTGTATAAATTCCAGTAAGTGAATCAGAATCAGTTGATGGTTGAAGATTAGTATTATCAATCAATGATAGATAATGTCCTTCCCATTTTCCATTAATTGTTGATTGTATCTTATTAAGAACAATTAATCCAGCATGACCAAAATCTTCAGGTCCATTAATTTCATTAACGCCTTTAGCAGATAAGCTCCAATCACCACCAGTAGAAGTAAATGCCGACCTTTCAATTACTCCATTATATTGATCAATGCTTAATTCAAAGAATTTTGGAGCACCTAATACATATGTTGATGTTGTATTATCTTCGCTAATATCCAAATTTGTATGAACTTCAATATTATCAGAATACCAATAATCGTTGATTCTATTATATAATGCGTTTAAGCTATCATACCAAGCATTCATTTCGTCAAATGCTGATCCTGATGTTGGAGCATCAGAATCATAATATGCATCATCTTTTACATTATCTTTTAAATTTTGAATAGCATCTCTGAGTTTATCACCATCTACAACAGAAATTTTTCTATTTCCACCAACAATACCATTAGCAATCAAAGTAGAAGAATTATTTAAATCATCTATTGTAATGTCTTGTAAATCTGTGTCAAATTCTGAAATTATTAGTTTTACGGTAGGATTAGCAGGATCATTTGAAAGTAAAGCGTCTAAAACAGTAGGAATTGTAAAAACGCTTTTATTTACATCATATAATCTGTATGTTTTGTATGATTTCTTTTCAGCTACAACAACAGGATAAACTAATGCACCATATTTTGAACCATATCCTTCACCAGAACCTTGACCATATGGTAATCTTGTAGTAAATAGTGTTCCTGCTGGTACATTTAGGATTTGTCTTGCACTATGATAGAAATATCTTTCTGCTGAATTGGTAGGAGTACCATAAACTTGTTCCAATTCTTCTACAGAAGTAATTTGAAGAACTTCATCAGTTGGTCCTTTTGGTGCGAAACCAGCCATAAAGATGTTTGTTCCTGCTGGAATAACTGGAGATAACGATAAATCTTTTTCTCGAATTTCTACGCCGGGTGATTGAATTGATCTTGCCATAAACTTATTTAGTTTTCTAATGATTAAAAAATTAAATGTTATAGCAAAATCGTTTCTAAACTTCTAAAAACAAAAGTCATTTCAGTTTCTAATTCATTAGGAGTTCTATAATTATATGAAATTTCTCCCAAATCTGTTGGAAATGCTGTTTTATAAATCCATTTAATTACATCTTTATTAAATTCATCTTTACCTACAATTTCAAAATCTGTAGAATATTGTCCTAATCCTTTATCCGAATGTTTTAATGTTCCAGAATATATGTCTGTATCTTGATTTCTTAATAAATCTAACCAAGAAAAAATTACCCAATAATTATTAAACATATTATCGATTGTAAATTTTACAGTAACAGGTTCATAACTTGGTTTTGCATGACTTGAAACATAGATATTGCTCCCACTATATTTCGCATCTATTGCTGGAACTTGTATCTTAGGTACTATTGTACCAAAAACCGAAAATTGAAATGTAGTCAAATCAAATGTAGAATTATTTCTTTGAAACCTTTTATTTTTATCCATCAAAGCTAATGGAACATTAAATCTCAAAGAAAATTTATCTGACCTCGCCTTATTTAAAGGAGTTTGGTCATAGTAAGTTATATGGCTCATAATGGTTTATATCCACTATTTATCAAATCCATATAATCAGGATTATCCATTATTCCACCATATCCTCCAAATATTGATGGTAAAGCATCTCCACCAGCACCATCTTTTTCGTTTCTATATATAGAATGAGGATTTGTGAATAACTTTACACCATAATCAATTGGGTGAATTGCATTTGGTTTTTTATTTTCATCTCTCGATATTACATCAAAATATTTTTCAACAATCTCATCATGCAATATCATTAATGCCCAAAATAATGCCATAACTCTATCATCATTGCTCCCTGCTTTTGCACTCCATGTATTATTTCTAACTTTTACGAAATCTTTTAATTCATTTAATGTATTAATATCTCTAAGCTTTAATGAATTTGTTACATTAATCCAATATCTTTGATTTTGAATTGCTTCGTATTTGGTATTTGTATGTGCAATTACCCCTAAACGTCTGTTTATTATATTGTTAACTTTAGATTCACCATAACAAACAATATTATCATAATGAAACTCGCGTTTAAGATTATCAACAACTTGAGCACCACAATTATTTCTTTCAATTAATGCTAATGGTTTGCCCCAATGTCCTAATATCTCATTCAATTTAGTAGTAAATTCCATGGGGGTTATTGCATTATTTCTGTATATTGCAACCTGATTAATTGATTTAACATCAGTAATATCTAATATTTGAATAACTGATGCATCTTTCATCACACCTTCTGCGATATCAACTCCTGCTACATAAAATTTATCTTCTTGTGGAGTATCCCATAATAGATAATTTCCTTCATCGTACACATACATTGGAGCTTCTATACTTTTCTTCAATTCTTCAACTACAACTGCATTAATTGTTGATTCTCCAATTTGTTGGAATTCGCATTCAAATTCTTGAGAAAACGTAGTAGGGTCATCCATACCAAGTTTTGTAGTTTTTACCCATTCTTCATCTCTACCAGGAATATCATTCCATTTAACTACCAATGATTTCCAAACACTATCACTATCTTCTATAGACTTTTTATATAATCTATAGAAAATACCAGAAGTATCTCTAGGCGTTGATGCCATGATAATCTTAGATTTCTTTGAAGAAGAAATAATAGGATAAACAGCAGACCAAAAAGAATTCAATAAACTATGTTCAATATGGTCAGCCTCATCTATGAATAGAACATTGCAAGAACTACCACGACCAGCAGAACTAGTAGTAGTTGTTATTTTAATCTTACTACCATTAGATAATTCCATGGACTCTTTACCATATTCTTTAACACCAGGTTTCAGCCAGTTTGGCAAACCTTCGAATGCTAACCTCATCCTTGAAAAAATTTCCTTAGCAGTTTCTTCTTTGTTAGCAACAATCATTATTGATTGATAATCATTGAATATAGCGTGCCATAATAAGAATATAGTAGAACAAGTAGTTTTACCGCTCTGACGGGAAAATAATAAAAGACTAAATCTATTATCTCTCATCAACCTTAATGCATTTCTTTGGTAATTATGTAATTTTATTTTTTCTTTACCTTTTTCCAAATGAATAATGTGAAAATAGTTTTCAGCAAAATATAAAACATTCATTTTACATTTCCTCAATTCTTTCACCATATGAGGAGTGTATTCGAAAGTTGCATCTATTGATGGCAAATTTGGATTGTTTAAATAAATACTTTTTGCTACTCTAGGCATATAATTACTTAACATAATTTTAAGTTTTTATTCAATGACCTAGAAAAAATGTAATAAACAATATAAATAGATGTATGGCTAAAAATTCATTATTCGATAAGTTATTCAATCAAGTTATCAACGAACAGTCTGGTATGGAACCTTCATTTGGTGGTGGTGCTCCTGATATGGGTGGAGACGCAGGTGGTGATTCACAAATGGATGACGATGCTGCTGAACTCGGTATTGGTGGAGGAGATGAGGGTGGAGAAGATGAAGGAGATTCTGTAACTCTAACCATTTCAAAAGATATGGCTAGACAACTCATGGAAGTTCTCAAGGGTGTAGTTGGTGAAGATGAAGGTGGAGAAGAAGGAGAAGGTGAAGAAGAGGGTGGAGAAGGTGAAGAAGGCGGCGAAGGCGAAGAAGGTGGAGAAGGTGAAGAAGAAGGTGGTTCATTTGGTGAATCTCCAGCAGTAGAAACCATGGAAGAGCTTCCAGTTGATAAGTATGTAAAAGCTCTTCAAGGAAGAAATCAACGTGTTCAAGGTGCTGCAACCAATGCAACAAACGCACACGGTACAGCAAAGACTGATGTAACTAAGCCACACGGTCTTCAAAAGATGAATATGTCATATGATGATGGTAAGAGCATGAAGGCTCATACCACTGAGTATGGTGTTTCAGGAAAAGGTAAAAATATTTTAAATCGTTAAAAGTAGTTCATATATTCATGCTTAAAAGGGATGTCCTAAAAAGACATCCCTTTTTTTATAAATAATATTGTGCAAACATTTCTAGAGTATTTTTTTGGTGTTGGTAAAAATCCCTTTATGACAGATAAAGGGAATAAAAAACTTTTGAATTCAAAAGAACCAAAAAATCCTCATCATAGAACAGATAGAAGATTAACAAATAGAGGAGTAGAAGTTAGAAATGGAAAAGAAGAAGGAATGAATATTATTGCTAATAGATATAAGCAAGGAGACCATAACTATAAACAAAAAATATCTGATGGTAGTATTTCAAATCAACAAGCTCAAGAAATGGCTTCAAAATCTAATGTAAATTTACCAGAAGTTGGTAAAAGTGTAAAACTAAGAAAGTCTGGATTAGTTTTAAAAAATAATGGAACAAATTTTAGTCTATCTAAAATTTAGATAAATAATAATATGGCTTGCTTTTTTTATTCTGGTGCTGGTAATGGGGGTCAATGTGCTGAACTATATGATAAATTGAGTTTAGCACCAGATATGCAAGTTATTAAATCTGCTGCTGATGAAATGGTTCAATTGATGGGCCAAAAGGTCAATTACTATGTTAATATGACCACGACATTAAGTGCAGATACATTTTATGGAGAGCAACCAACTGCTGGTTTTCATGGTCCAAAGTTGATAAAAATGATAATCAATTTAAATGAATCATCATTATCTTTAAGTCAATTTGGTTTCAATCAAGATGATGAATTCACAGGATATTTTACATATGAATCATTCGTTAGTGCATTTTCAGGAGATGGCATTCATATAGCATTAAATCAAAATCTTGAACCAAAGAGTGGTGATGTTGTGTGTTTATTTGAATATGGCAGTGATAGAGTAAATGGTAGAGGTGGAAACTTTTTTGAAATTACACAAAGAAAAGACCAAGATGTAAGTGGAAATAATCTTAATCCATTAGGGGGACATTATGGATGGGAAATTAAGGCAAAGAGGATGGAATACTCATGGCAACCTGGTTTACCACAAGAAGCAGTAAATCAACAAATGACAGAAGATACTTTCTATGGAAAACTTTCAAGTACAATTCCTATGGAAGAAAAATCTGGTGGAAAATTCTATGTTGGTAGTGCAGATCAATTCAGTAAACAAAATATTATTGATATGAATTTCAATGATACACATGTTTATGGAACTTACGACTTAAGTACTGGAGTCGAAGATGCGGTTCCAGCTAGACCTCAACGTATGATTGATATCATCGATAATGAAGAATTATTAGGTGAATATATTGAAGAAGAAATCAAAGAAGCTATTGGTACAGCACCAGATGGATTTATCAGAAAAGGTATAGATGTAGTAGATGCTGGAGATTTCTAAAATTTAACAGTAAAAGATGTAGACCTAACTGTTCTTCCTTTACTATTTTTAACAATACAAAAATATATTCCAGCATCTGTAGATGCTAATGAAGATATTGATAATTTAGGTTTATTGTAAACTGGACCTAATGATGCATTGTTTTTATACCATTGATATGTTAATGGAACATATGTTTCGCAAATAACTTCAGCAACAATTGGTTGACCAATTACAAACAATGAAGGAATAACCATTCTGGAAATTATTGGAGCAGATGGTATATTTGCCAATACTTTAAACTTAAAATATTTTGTTTTTACGAACATATTAGAATACTAACCATGTTGTTGAATTCCAAATAAATGAATATCTTTGATACTGGTCAATTTGTTGTAATGCGCTTCCATTATAATAAACATGGAAATGATTATTTGTTATAGTATTATTTTTAATAACAAAAGTTAATCCATTATGAACTGAATTTAAACCAGTTGGAAGATTAAATTGTTCTGCTCCTGTAGCATTTGTAACACTAATGTATGTTGGGCTATTAGCAGATAGATTTACATTAGCAGCAGATAATACAACTGATGTTACAGGCACATAGAAAGATTGTGCAGTAGATAATATCTGAGTTTTTATTACAGATGAAGAATGTGTTAATGTATTATTACCACTTAACCAATCAGAAGATGTTGTTTGAACTGTTGTTCTAGTTTCATTCCAATTTGCAGAATTTGCTGACAAAGTAGTTCTAGCTTCCACCCAATTTCCAGAATTAGTTTGATATGATGTGTAAACTCCAGACCAATTTCCAGATGTAGAAGTTAGTGTTGTATATGATGCATTCCAATTATTTTGATAAGCATTTACAGATGTAACAACATTGTTTATTGTAGTATAATCATTATTATACCATGCATATGCTAAATTCCAATTTGCTGAAGTTGCTGTTAATGTATTATATGATGATTCCCATTTTCCAGAATTTGAAGCCAATGTAGTTCTAGCATTTACCCAACTTCCCGAATTTGTTTGATATGATGTATAAACTTCTGACCAATTTGATGAAATTGAAGATACTGTATTGTATGTCGTATTCCAATTTGATGATAAATTGTTTATTGTTGAATATGCTCTATTCCAAATAGCAGAATTTGATTGCAATGAACTTCTTGAATCGTTCCATAATGAAGATGTAGTTTGTAATAATGTAATATTATTTCCAATAACATCTCCAGATGATTCAACACTTCCATCATAATTCACTTTAAATTTTTGAACATTACCATAATGCATTGTGATTAATGGATTAGTTCCAGATGCTTGATTAGCACTAATTGTTGTATTCGATGAAGAATTATTAAGATTTAAATACCCATTTCCAATAAGATTTGAGTTTAATTTCAATTGATTGGCAGTTAAATTTCCAACAACTAATAAATCATTTTGAACTTTAAAATTATTTTGAACTATACCATTATCAACATCAATTGATTTCGCATCTATTCCAGATGTACAATATACATTTGAATTTATATTTAAAACGCTAGTAGTATAAATACCATTTTCGAAATCTAATGTTAATGTTCTAGAACCGTTTCCAACAGTACTTGGATTATCACTCAATATAGCCTCATCAAATTCTCCTGATAAATAATCCATCTTAACTACTCCATCAAATATAGCATTTGTTGCAGTAAGATTTCCTACAATCACTGAAGATGGAATAATAATTCCATTACTAGCACTTAATGTCCCATTAATATGAAAATCTCCTTGAAATGGTGATGCTGGAGAAGCAATAGGATCAGAAGCACTATCATAATATCCCGATGTTGGTAGGGTATGATGATTTTTGCTATGTAGTTTATCATGGAATCTTGCATTACCAGCCATAAATATATTTACAATTAAACGTCCATTATGGCTGATATATGTACAAATTTTTATGTTACTACAGTAGACTTAAATCCAAAGATGGATATTATATGGTCATTTGATTACTCTATTGTTGGACCGTTATCTGCCTCAGCTGGACTTACAACATTCTTATTTAAAAAGGGTGGAAATCTAATTGGTGGAGGAGAGTACTCTTCATTGGGTTATGGACCATATGGTTCTAAATCTGGAATCACTAGTGGCGTAATATGTATTGCTTTAGATACTCATGGAGAGTTTTCTAGAAAAAAATTAATGTCTACTGGATATACTACAACTAATGTATTATCTCAAGTAATGACAGTTAGAAATAAAACAACTACAGATAACTTCAATTTATTAACAAACTTTTCTTTAAGTAGTTTTGATATTCAATCAGTCACTGAAACTGAAACATATAATAGACTAAAATTCTGTTTAACAGATTCTGGAAATACTCTAAAAATTTATAAATTGGACAGAACTACAAACGATTTTGTATGTATAAAAATACTAAACCCAAATTTAGATTTCAACACTACAGATGGAATGCTAAATTTGGGTTTTAGTTATACCAGTCCAACAATAACTGGTATAGGGAAAGCTAAATTATATATCAAAGATATATGTGTTCAAGGAACCTATGTTAATACACTAAGTATTGGTGAATCTGTCTAATTTATTGTTAACTACATCGCAATTCAAATCATACAACATTGCTGGAAACCTTTCCTCAATATACTTTAGAAAAGGTTTTTGTTTAATCCATTCTTTATTATTTTCGATATCAATATTTTTATTATTAAAAGCGAAACCATTAAGATGTTCAATCGCTTCTAACAAGCATCCCCATCGACAAAATTCTTCGATGGTCATATTCATTTGCTTTTTGTTTTTAAGTTGAATGTTTATGTTCATAAATCGCTTTTAACAAGAAACCCTAAAATACTTACTGCAAGGTCAGATGCTTTTGACTCGCATCCTAGTAATTCTAGTGCTTCTATGTTGGCGATAATACTATCAAATATTTTCTTGATAGTCAATTTTTTTATCGTATTTTGCTCGTTAGTTGTATCAATTATTCTGCTCTTTAAAATCTTGATAACATTTTTAATTACATCTGTAGATGTAGTATTTTTAGTACAATTCATTTTTCCATAATGATATGATACTAATAATGTTTTATCTTTGGATAAAATCATTTTTTCTATTGCAGAATCAATATCAATAGTATAATCTATTTTTTCTTCTACTACAAATGATGATTTAACTTCAGTCGCCTCTCTTAATTCTTTAGATTGAAATTCCATAATTAACTTTGCCTAATTTTGTTGATTATTTTTGAGTATATTTCCGCGAATTTTTCGTCTTCTTTTTCCAAATTCAGCGGATCTGTTGATAAAAAACTTTTCACTTGAACATCTACAACAACTTTTCTATCACAATCATTACAAACGTATGAATTGTCTGTATTCATTTCTATAGGAATAAAATGTTTACATGCTCTATCGCATGGACATGTAACTTCACAACCTTGCTTAGAATATTCTTTCAATCTCTCATTATAGATTTTTTCAGCACGTTCTGTCATTATTTTCTTATAAATCTCATAGAAAATAATCTGAACAATTGTAGTGAATAAAAAGTACTTTATAAAACCAAGTACATTATTAGAAAATAATAATGAAACACTAGTACTTATTAAAAGTAAAGATAGTATTGATTGAATGACTTTCGTAGCCATATAATTAATTTACTACGAATTATGTTAAAATCAATTATAATTGCTCTTCAAAGTTATCTAACAATGAAATAAGTTCAACAAGGTCATCCATAATATCATCGATTTTTTCACAAGATTTTTCGACAATAGCTTTCTTAGTATTATTCATTGAAGGATTATTATATGATTCTTGATACTTCTTACGAACTTCAAGAACTGCTGCATATATGTCTCCTACATCTTTTACTACAAAATTCAACTCATGTGGCATTAAGGTAGTATTAACAGTTTTTAAATCTGATGGAGATTTTGGTACTTCAGCTTGTTGAAATGGGTTATCAGTAGAGCCTGGACCAACTCCAGATACCATACGATTGACGTTCATCATCTGCTGGTCTTCTTTCAAAAATCTTTTCTTCATTATATATTTATTTAATCTTAATGCACTAAATAAAATATATGAGTATTAATGCCTATGAACGAACTTTCTTAAAAGTTCTTAAGGAAGAACCAACTCCAGAAGAAATGACGGATAGAGAAGCTATGGCACAAACATTAGATGATGGTTCTTCTCCAGAAGACTTTGACATTAATGGTGCCGATAGTGCTCAAAAGCATATTGAAGCATCTAGTAAGATGCAACAACAAATGGTATCCGAACTTCAAAGATGGATTAGTGAATTAGAAAAGTTTTCTAAATTCTTAAATGACCCAAGCAATCCAACATCAATGCAATCCAGATTAAGAAGTGCTATTCCTGATACTATCTTTGATAAGATTCGTATCGCAGAAAATAAGAAAATTGCTCGCGTATCAATGGAAGTTACTTCATTGAACGAAATGTTAAAAGGATATCTATCGTCCTCACAAGATCCAAAGTTCAAGGGAGTTTAACATCTAATTCCACTCAAACTTACCATACCTTTAAGTCCCTCCTGAGAGTTACTAATAATATACTCAGGAGGGATTTCTTTTCCATCCTTAGACTTCATAATAATATCATTGAAGTCTTTAAATTTAGTACCAATATTCTTCGGCCATATAAACACTCTCTCATTAATTTCTAATAGCTTTTTAGTCTTAGTAGCAGCAGCATTATCAATCCATTGAGAATCTAATACCCAAATCCTTTTCTTGAAGGATAACTTATCCATTTGTTCTTTCTGTTTAGAATTAAACAAGGTATAAGATTTTTCTTGAATTCCTCCAACAGCAATACCATTCCTCATAAAGAATGAATTAATTGGACCTTCAAATACAAAAACATAATCAGAATCAGCATCTATCTTATCATAATTAAAGATACTCTTTTCTCCATTCTGTTTTGAAATGTACTTAGGCATTTTATCACTATTCAAAATAGTTCTAGACTGATAAAATAAGATTTTGCCATCATCATCATAAAATGGTAAAATCAACCTATTTTTATGAACTCTATCTACTAGAGATAAAAATAATGCTTTAGGCTTATTAATAGCGATATCTAATTTTCTATCTGAAATATATTTTAATGCTACATTTACTACCGCATTCGATTTATAATAATCAGTTTGAACGGTATCAAAAAGATTTATACAATCCTGTGGTAAAGAAGGCGTTTCTTCCTTTACTACTTCTGGTTTTTCTTCATATTGAAGAATGTCATACTTATTACTTTCAAGGTCTCTAATAAGTTCTCTGGGAGTCATTCCAGTTATATCTACCAACCAATTAAATGATGATTTAGAATAACCACAATTATGACAATATAATAAATTTTTATCAGGAATATAAAAGAAACGTCGCTTTTTATTCCAAGAATTTCCTTCTCTACAATGTGGACAAGATGCTTGATACTTATTAGTTCCGATTACTTTTTTTGGTCTACCTGCAAATTGAAAAAACTTGCAAACCACGTAATCTTCTGGAACCAAAATCATTCAAGCATCTTATCAGATAACTTATGAAATGTCAATTAGACTTTCCTAAACTCAGAAGTAACATCTGCTCTTGTAGCAGCATCTAGAATTTTTACAATACCTTTTTGTAAGAAAGTTCCGCTACTTGGGTCAATCCAAACTGCTTCTACATAAATCTTATCACCAACTTTAGACTCCCTGAGTGTTGGTCTAACTGGATTACCACTAACTGGTGATGTTATAATCTTTGGTTGTACAAGTTGCATACGTTTATTTATTCTAATCCGTTTTTATTTGCGTTCATAATTAATTTATTAACCAATGTAGCAATACCATCTGCTTGCATTTGGTTCTTTGCATTCATTATAATAACTGGTTCATTATTACAATCATATCCAATTACTATAAATGCACTAAGGTATTCTTCCATAATAGAAGTTAATGTTTTATTATCAAGTTTCCTTACTTTATTTTCTTCAATGATTGCTTCCTCCATTGAATCCATTAATATTTGCTCAATATATTCCATATAAGCTTTATCTAATGGCTTTTCTCTTGGAGTACGCTTTTTGGCATTTGAAGGCTTCTTTTTCTTTTTTGGAACTTCGCCTTCTGAAGAATTATCATTAGATGGAATCATTCGAACTTTTTCTTTCTGGTTTTGGTTTATAAAATTTGTTTTTTTCATTGATTACAGGTATGTTTTTTTCTACTAAAATTTGAACTATAACTTCTATGGACTCAGTGCTAACTGAAAAGTTCTTCGGAAAGAAATTTCCACCATCATTGAATTCAAACATAACTTGATTGTTAAAATCTTTGTTATGATAACAAGTAAGAAATACTGAAGCTCCACCTGGATCTATCAATACTACCCACTTTCTTGGGTCATATACACTAAACTGCTGAAACACTCTAAGTACACAATAACCACTATCACGCATCCGTTTAATGAAATATCCGGGCGTTTTAATCTTATTTTGCTGTCTCTTATTAATGCTTAGTTTCATTGTTCATGAGCAGATGCTATATATTTTAAAATATAGTTATTATCAAAAACATCAATTGCAATAATGCCTACATTATTATTTATAGACATCCCGATGTTATTGGTTTTACCATATCCATTAATTATCTTAAACAAATCAAATGGAAATGGAATAGACCTTACATTAGACCCATCAAATGTTTCAGAAATCTTAATCGTAAAGACATCAACATTCTTCTTTGTCTTGTCATTTAATTCTGCCATTACTCCTCCATCAACAGTTGTAATATAAACTTTATTGCTATTTGTAATGAAAGCAGATGATTTGATTAAGTTTGAGAAAATGTCAGGATTAACCAAGAACTTAGTGTCATACTGGAAATCCATTATTTTCTTAATAGAAATCTTTGGAAGAGGAATATTTGAATCATCTGTTAGAAATATCTTAAACATATTATTCTTTCCAGTATATTCAATATTATTAGAATTCAATTTTAATTCAACTTCATTATCTTGAATCATATCAATAGCTTTAATAAGCTTTTTAATATCTGAAAAACCTAGATTGAGACTCTCTCCAGAATACTTAATATCATCACATCTGGCATATAGTTTAATATTATTCTCAGCATTCACCAAAGAGAAAACGTGTCCATCACGCAAGGTGATAAGACACGTTTCCTGTATTCTAGATATTGGAACTAAGAACTTACTAAGAAAGCTGCTCTTGTTCAGTATCGTTAATTTTTGAATCTGTTCCATAGATTTGTTGGAACAGAGTATATAATCCTTTCAGTGTATTGTCAATACCAATAACAGCATTAACCATTTCTTGAGGAATACTCACACTGCCACCCTTACCACCAATTTCTTCCTTCATTTTAAGGATTTCATCATTAGTAGGAATACTTGGAGTAGGATCATTTTGAATAGACATAACTGCACTTTCAGCTAGTCTAGTAAACTCTTCCTTCTTAGGTCTTAGATGCGAATTTGCACCAACAATATTCTTGTCAACCTTTGACACTTCTTGATAGATGGTTCCCAAAAAATTGAGAACCGCATTTCTTGTTTCGAATTCTTCTCTAGTCATATATTATTTGCTGTTAATTACGTCTTCAATCAATTCATCAATACCTAAATCATCAACACTTGATGTATCAGTATCTTTAACTGATGCCATTAGTTCTTCTTCTTCAATTTCTCTATTCTTCTTTGGTTTTTGTTGAACAACTTCATCGTCATCAGTACGAATACTCTTTGTTGCTAAAAAGTGTTCTGTCCAGAAATCACGAATCTCTTGTTCAGTTTTTACTTGAATCAATCCAGACAAATCATGAAGAGAATTATAAATTTCCTTCATCTTATCATCAGATAATTGCAAGTCACTTGGTGATGAGAAACGACTGCTAGTATAGACAGTGTATGGTCCTTGCTTTTCAGCCTTAAGCTTAAAGTTTACACCATCACTACCAAGAGAGAATACCTTTTCACCAAACTCATCGCTATCTTCTCCATTAATCGCAGCATCAATAATCTTATTAAGCTGACGACCAAAACGAAGAATCTTAACAGTACCGTTATTTTCTGGATTAACTGGATCATCCACAACATAAACATTTACTGCCCAATATTCATTCCACTTAACTGTCTCTGCTTTCTTCTTAAGCAATTCATTTTCACCATTCTTAATCTTAAGACGTTCTGTTCCGATTGGATCTCTCTTTCCAAATGTTTGGAGAGAAATAATAGAAACATAATCTCCAGTACTAAAACTATTCCATCCATGATTGTAATAATGGACAAAAGTTTCTTCCCCATTCTTAATGTTTGGAAGCAAACGTAGTTGATAAGTCTTTCCTGCTTTTGGCTTCAGGATATTCTTATATGAAGAATTTCCACCATCACTAGTAGTGCGATTCAATGAATCCCTAATTGATTTGAATATTTCGGATGTATACATATTATTTTATTGTTTAATTGTCTTTATTTTATTATTAATTAATTGTTTTAGTTTTACTGATTTATGAAATTTAAATTTTGCTTTTGATAAGATATCAAAGAAATTTGAATCAAACCATAGCATAATCAAATCTTCATCTATTGACTTTATCACACTTTCAGCATCGTTCAAGGAAAAAATGAAATAGATTGGAATCTTTCCATCTTTCAAATGAAGAAGCATCGAGTTTGATAAACCTTCACAATGACGAGGATAATCGTCAATGTCTATTCCCTTTTCGGAAATAAATTTTTTTATAAACTCAAAAGATTCTTGAGCTTTTTCAAGCATAGCATCAGAATCAGGGTCTGAGTTTAATATCTTTTTAAGATATAAATTGTAAGCATTAATAGCCCTTCTAGTCAAATAAAAGGACAAAGGAAAATGATTTTCTTGAGGATATATAATGTAAGGAGCAGTAAAGAAATCCTTTACACTAATATTTTCAAATTGTTCAAAGAATGAACTAAGCCTTTTTAGGTCTTCTACCTTTTGGTTTTCCAGTTGTTCGAAGTCCTCTCTTAGCCGATACGGTTTCCCTTTTAGTTTTCGTGACAATAACAGGTGTTCGTTGTATAGAAATTTTTCGAAATTCGTGAGCATTTTTCTTAATGATTGTTCCTTTAGGTGAGTTTAAAAATTTTGAAATGTATTTACTTTTAGCAATAGTTGGATCGTAATCCACAATAAACTTTAATAATTCATAATCAGTTTCTATTGCTAAAATATCCTTTAGTATATTTTTATAATTTTCATTTTTAATTAGTTCCAAAAATATATTTGCAATGTTTAATCGCTTACCATTAATTATGCATAAAAAACTACAAAAGCATAAAAACTTGTGTTCTATTAACTTTTTATCAATGACTTGATGTATCATTCAAATACTTATCCATCACTATATAAAAAATCTACTCCGATAATTCTTCAAGCGATTCTTCTTTACTAGATAGTATATTAAAATAACACTTAATGCAACGAATTAGTTTATTAATTCTTTAATAGGCATTACTACTGGATCAACTAAGTATTGAGGTCTTCCAGAAAAATCGTTGACTGTACTAGTCATTGTATCTATTCCCATATGATTATATAAGGTAGAGAATACTTCTGCAAATTGTACAGGTCTTTCTACTGGTTCTCCTCCTAATCTATCAGTAGCACCAATAATTTGACCATGCCTAAAATTTCCACCAGCTATCAGAGCACATGATACTCTTGGCCAGTGGTCTCGACCTCCACCTTTATTAATAATAGGTGTTCTTCCAAATTCTCCCCAAACTACTACTGCTACATCTTTCTCTAAACCTCGATCTCTTAAATCATCAAGTAGGGCAGTTAACCCTTTATCAAATAATGGAAGATCTTGTCTTAGTGCTCCAAAATTATCTCCATGATGATCCCAACGACTAAATGCAACAGTTACTACTCTTGCCCCTGCTTCTACTAGTCTTCTAGCTGCAAGGAAATGGGTCATTAACTTAGGTCCACCATCATCTCTATTCTTAGAATCTCCTTTACCATAACGCTCTAAAATATAATCCTTTTCTTTTGTTACATCCAAAGCATCCAACAATTTCGATGATGTTAACACACCAAAAGCTTGTTTATTGAAGGTATCTAATCCAGACATTATGCCAGAAGAATCCGCTTCTCTCTTAAATGAATCAATAGTAGACAGTAGATGTTTTCTGTCTGATAAACGCTCTAGCGTTAGACCATTTAAAGTCATATCTTCTCCCGCTCCTCCTTTGTTTGGTTGGAAGGGAGAATGCTTAACACCTAAAAAACCAGGCTCTCCACTTCTTGACCAAGGAGCATGTCCCATCTTAGGGGATAGGCCAACAAAGGAAGGCACTGATTCGTCTCTTTGTCCTTGAAAGTAAGAAATTGCTGAACCAAAAGATGGCCAACCACCTGAAGGTTGATTCTTGGAAGGTTTACCTGTTAGACACTGAAAAGCATCGTGTCTTTCTTCACAATCAGCCATAGAGCGAATAATAGTATATCTGTCTGCTCTCTTAGCTAATAAAGGTAAATGCTCACAAATTTGTATACCATCTACATTTGTACTAATAGGTTTAAATTCTCCTCTAACTTCTGAAGGAGCATCCATTTTCAAATCAAACATATCCTGATGACTTGGACCTCCAGGTAAGTAAATCATAATTACTGACTTAGCTCCAGTAGATGCTAAAATATTATTTGTATCAGCCGCATATAGTTGAGATAAATTTACACCACCCAAAGCAAGACTACCTATACGAAGGAAGTCTCTTCTTAGCATTCCATCACAAAATCTTCCTGAATTTGAACTAGGTATAGTAATCATATAGTATTTTAATTAGTGGACCTTGGTAGTGTATATTATTCAACTTTAAAGACTATAACTTATATTGCATAATATTATAAATAAAAATATAGCCATTAAAATATTTTATATATAATTTATTTATCTAAAATATTTGTTTTATTTTTTTATAAATACATATAAAAAATCTACTCAGATAATTCTTCAAGCGATTCTTCTTCTTCACTATCTTCAATAGTACACATTGTATTATTGAATTCATCATCCTCAATCAATGCTAAAGTAGTCGTATCAACTTTGAAAGCATATTCTCCATAATTTGCTCCCCACCTATTTTTTAACATCTTAAAACGAATAACTGGTAAAGATTTCTCTGAAGACTTTTTATATACTCCAAAAATAAAATCACATGTAGCAGCAATATTAATAGATTCAGATAGATTAGATAATTCTGGACCATCATCCTCATCAAATCCACCTCTATTAAGTTGTGTAGCAGTAATAAATGGACAAGCAAATATGTATGATAATGCTCTTATTTGTTCCGTAACATATTTCAATCTCTCATAAGAATTACTACCAGTTTCTCCATGTAAAAGATTCAAATAGTCAATTACTACCGCATCAACTTTAAAGCCACTACTAATTACACTATTAATATAAGCTTCTAATTGATTTGGTGTAATTTTACTAGGAGGAAATTCCTTAATCATTAACTCTCCAACATTGCTACGATTCCTATAAATCTCCATTGCTTCTTCAATCGTATCAACTTCATCCTTTAATTTATAAATAGGAATCTTTGTCATGTTAGATGTAATCCTAGAAGCATACATCATTTCAGACATTTCTAATGAAATCAAAAGCACATTCTTTCCACTCTCAACAATATTCTTAGCAAGATTACCAAGAACAATACTCTTACCAATATTTACTTGACCCACAACAAGATATAAAGCCTTTCCTTCTGCTCTAAAACCTCCATCCATAATATTATCCAACCAATTATATTTTGATTTAATGAATGATTCCTTAGCTTTTAAGGAATCGACTAACACATTTAAATCTTTAGCAAGGTTGAATCCACCTTTATTGTCTAGATTAATTTTACATCTCTTCTCAAAAGAATCTAAAATCTTTGACGAATCAATATTGCCAGATTGAATATCATCAACCACACTTAACATTGCATTATAAATCCCACGTTCTTTTAAAAATCTTTCAGTACAACTATACAATTCTGTTTCATTCAAATCAGGATTAATATTTTTAATTTCTGTAAGAACTTTTACAAACGATTGTGATTGTTCTTTATTTGTAATGTAATTTTTAATTTCTGTGAGATTTGGAAATATCTTATTTTCCGTAACAATATTCTTTTGAATTTGTATAATACACTTTCTATCTTTGTCGTGCAAATAATCTACTTCAAAAAACGGATCAATCCTAGCAAAAAAGCTTTTATCTGTAAGCATCTTATAACAGAAGACACTTTCAAAATTATCCAAATTCAAAACCATAGATAATCATGTTATCTTAAGAAGCATATTCTTGCAAGAATTTTTCGTTGGAAGTTTTCCATAATTTATCTTCTACTGATAATAATCCCGGAGATTGATGAATAACATGAATTGGATATACTCCAATCTTTAATCCTTTTCTATTAGCATCAATACAAGAAGCCATATCATAATGATGAAATGTATAATTTTCATTAAATCTCCAACCCTTATCAAGAATAGAAGGTAAATGAACTCCAATAAATAATCCATCAATAATAGCAACTCTACTTGGCGTCATGCCAAAAGCTGACATATAGGTTTGACTTTTTCCTTTAGCAATTGGATGTGCTACTTGACCTCTATGGTCTTGTTTATCTGACATTATATGCCATAATGCTGGATTTGTCAGACGTGGATTCAAACATCCTGCTAATCCTACAATATCGTATCCACAATCTTTCTTAGCACTTTTAATCTTTTCATATAATTTCAAATCATCAATATAAACATCATCATGAACAAATAATAGATAATTGATATCAGAATTTTTATATTGTTCTATTTTTTCATTATATACTTGAGGTAAACCTTTTGTATTTTCATAAACAATATCAAACACAATATCATTTCTATAACGAAAATCTTCAGCAGACCTTATTAAAGGTGATTGCATTGCTTCTTCTCTTTTAAGTCTAGTACATGATATAACAGCTAAATTAATATCCATGAAATATCTTATCCAAAAAAGATAAATAGTAAATATGAGTATTTTAAGAAGACCAGGATTTGCTGATTATGTTTTAAATGAAGGTAGAATCCATACAGATATTCTTAAGAAAAGAATTTCTGATGTCCTAGATAGAGAATCCCTAGGAAAATCTCCTGCATATGTTGTACAAAAGATTGCAGAAGAATTAAAGTTAAAATATGGTGAAAACTTCGATTTATCTACATTAAAGACTGATGAGATTTTAAAAACAGCAAATCTTCCATATGTTACTAGAGGTTTATTCGAACCAAAACTAAGACAAGTATCCCAACCTCAAGAACAACAACCACAAGAAATTCAAGCACAACAAACTGATGTTTCTACTAAAACTGAAACAGATTTCACTGATGATATAATATCTAATTATCTAGATTCACAAGGAGAACAAGATTCTCAAGAACAAGAATATCAGTACTCAGATTCTCAATTAGATAGCCAAGAACTAGCTATGACAGCAGCAGAATCAGTGAAATTATCTAAGAAACAAACTGCTCAAGTATTAAACGAACAGTATAAAAAGAGAATGCAAAGATTGTATTCTATCGAACAAAAATATTCTCAATAATAAAAAAGCCCCAGTTTTCACTGGGGCTTTTTAGTTTAATAATTACTTATCGTATACTTCAGATAGAAGAGCTTCCTCATCTTCTGTAGTAAACCCACCTAGTTTCCAAGCAACATCAATTTGTTCTTGTAAACGTGGAATTACTTTATTTTCCCAAAATGCTATATCTCTAACAAAGTTCTTTGCATAACCAATCTTTTCCCCATCTAAAGTATAAGTTGGACCATTTTGATTGATAATTCCAAACCCTACAGCTAAGTCTAATAAACCATGATATCTATCAATACCTCTATCATAAGAGATATAGGTTTCACATTCTAGATATTGTTTAACGAACCTATTCTTTGTTGTAAGACAACGAACCAAAACACCAACATAGTTCCTTTGACCAACTGCTGTCTTATCATCCTTAGAAGAGTCTTCTTTAGTTGCTTTACGACTCATTTGAAGAACAATAGAAGATAGATATTCAACTGATTTACCGCCAGTCATTTTCTTTACAAGAGTTGGATGCAATTGTGATGGATCATCGTATAAATGGTTTGTAGCTATAATTGGAGTATTGGTCTTAGCTGCTAAATGTGTGCTATTAACTAATAAACCTCTTAATGCTTTTGCTCTACCACCCATATCAGAGGATGTAGAATCCTTTTCAATCCTATTAACATCAAGTGAACTTGATAAGTTTGCTAATGAATCAATAGCAACAATAAACTTACCAATAAGATTCTTATTATAAACTTCTGTCAAAAACTTATGTAAAGCATTTCTACATTCTTCAATAGTTGTAACTGGAACGTGTTTTGTCATACTTGGATTAATTCCAAGTCTTACTGCTGCATCTTTTTCAATTGCATTTTCTGAATCAAATATCACTGCAACCAAACCATCTTTATTGGCATTTGCAATAATCTTCTGTAAAAATAAACTCTTACCAGTTTGAGACTCTGCATAGAATGTAGTGATACGTCCACAAGGAATACCACCTCCTTTAATTTTACCAGATAACACAGCATTTAAAGGATAACTTCCAGTATCAATCCATTTAGTAACTGTTGATAGTGTATTTTCTTCAAGCATCCTAGCATGAGGATTATCATCCAAAGAACTTAAAACAGACATTATATCTTTATCCATAGACACTAAGTGTAACACATTAAAATAAAAAAGCTACTACTATTTCTAGTAGTAGCTTTAGAATACCTATAATATTATTTTCTATTCATCAAATAATTTTACAACATTACCATCACCTTGTGGTGGTGTGATAATTGGAGAAGGATTAAAAATACGGTCATATTGACCGCCCAATCGTTCATCAATCTCTACACCTTGACCAACTGTAATAGAACTCTTGAGATACTCCCAAGTAGAACCTTCACTCCTCTTTGATTCTGAAAGAAATTCAGTAAAGAACAATGGAATCAACTGAACTTGAAGTTGACCACGATCTCCTTGAAGAGTATGAACCATTACTGGATTCTTGACTGATACCGTAGTATCAGTTGTACCAACAAGTTCTCCACAAATAGCCCTACCAATATTATCTAGGAATACAATTTTATTAGTTACCATAGGCGAATAATATAACATAAAGATTATAGCAAATCAAGAGAATAATTCATCCAAATCGACTTTAAATTGATTTGTTGGTTTATAAATTTCCCATTTCATAACAGAATAAAATCTTTCAATACATTTATAAACATCTTTATCAAACATCTTTTCAATATCTAAAGAAAATAGTTCGTTGAATTCTTTAGGATATCTATTCTTAAAAGCAATTGCTTCTAGATTATATGAATTAGGCATATTCACAAAAAAATATTTTATTTTATCTCCGCTAAATATCTTTTCATATTTGTTTTCAATCTTAAATTCTTTGATTAATCTATTATAAAAATATGCTGCCTTAACATGACAAGGCATTCCTTTTACTGTAATATTATCTTTACATAATGCAGAATATTTCTCAAGATTCCTAATACCAACAGTTAAAGATATTTTTTCAATTTCCATCTCAACAAACTTATCATAAGCTTCTTTAAACTTTTGATTTGTTGCAGTTTTTGATTTAGTAAGAATCATTGTTTGAATGATTTTCTCTACATGTGGTTTAATTTCTTTGGGCATTCTAGTATTAACAATATCAATACCAGTATACTTCCAATCATTACATGCCAATCCTTCTTCATCTAGAATATGTAAAGCATATCTTTTTTTACTTAACATGATTCCTTTATCAGCAATTTTATCTTGCTTGAATTCAATTCTAGAATCTATAGAATTCAATTCTTCTTTCATGTACTTATCAATACCAATGTTTAAATGTTTATTGATATTCGCAATCTCTTCATATCCTTGTTTAGTAACTTTATCATTTTCAAAGAATTTAATTGGTAATTGTTTTACTGTAATGAAACAACTATCAGAATCTCCATAGATAAAACAATCCTGAGCATTTGCTCCAATTTTATCGTCAAAATATTGTTGTAAGATTTCTTTAGATTTTTGAATAACAGATTGTCCAGTCAATGTAATAGATGAAGCAATATCATCATCTCCAATAGGTGCATGTTTGTTACCAAATACACCATATACGCTATTAATGAAAATCTTAATAGCTTGTTGTTTAGTTTTAAGACGATTACATTCTTCTTTAGCTAATATAGGATTTTCTACATTTCCAGAATCTAAATCCTTTTTAAGTTTCTTATATTTTTTCTGAATTTGTACACGCTTCTTATAGTTCTCGTCTACCAAATCACACATAATACCTTTCTTCTTTTGAGTAAAAAGAATATCAGCTTTAGATACTGCAATCTGATTATCTTTCAATAATTTTTCATAGTTCTCCGTACTTAATTTATAAATCTTACCATTTACGTGTTTAATTGTAATAAAGTTATCATCTCTATCTTTTATGCTTCCAAATTTAGTTTCTGGAGACATATTCAAAGAAATCATAATGTTTGGATACAATGAGTTTGCATCAAATGTTACAATCCCTTCATGATGTCCTGTTTTTGGTGGAAATACAAATCCACCAGGATTATCTCTTTCAGAATCCCTAATAAATGTATTAATCCTTTGTTTTTGTTTCCTAGCTTTAATAGCAGCGCAACCAACTACAATTGATACTGTAGTAAGTGCCATATCAAGGGTTCCACAACCCATATATGCAATCATTCGAAGCAAATCAATATACATCAATTTCTCTTCTAGCTTAACCAAAAGTCTAACATCATGAATATTGTACTCTACGAAAGTATTCCAATCATCTCTCATGAATTCATACAAACTTAAATCACCATAATCTAATTTTTGTTCATCAAGCTCAACATTAGCAATGTAATCCAGCTTATAACTCTCTCTATTAGTTAAACAAAACTTTTTATAGATATCCATGTAATCAACAATAGCCAATCCTTCAATCTTATAAATGACTTGAGGTTTGCCAAACTTTGTCATTACTTGTTTATCATAAATGCTATTGATAGTAGATAATCTAGATGCTGAACCTTCAGGTAAAATATTGCATATACGATTAATCAAATAAGGAATATCATATCCTTGAATATTCCATCCAGAAACAACATCAAATCTTTCTCTCTCCATGAACTTGATAAAATCTTCCAACATATCTGCCTCATCAGCATAATGTCTATAATGAATATCAGGTTCTTTATTCTTAAATGGCTTAAGACCCCATACAGTATATTGTTTACTTAATGAATTATAAATTGTAATTACATTAATAGGTGTTTTAGCATCTTCTGGAGAAGAGAATTCATTCTCATCAACAGCTTCAATATCAAGATATGCAATCTTTAGAGGAAACTTTGAAAAGTCTGGGTCATCAATATGTTCAGAAAACAAATCCAATAACACTTGTTGTTCAGGTCTTACATTCTCAAATACTCTTTTAAGATTATGTTCGTTGACATATTTCATCCTATCAAACAAATCTTTGAAATCTACTTTCTTAATCTTTGTACCAAAAATACTAGTATCAACTCCTTTATGGTCTTCTATAAAAAGATAAGGTCTAAAATTAACAGAAAAATCAATTCTATTACCATCATCATCCCAAGTATAGACAATGACTTCTTTTCTTTTAATATCATATACTACATTTCTGTAGCCATTCATTTTTGCCATCCTTTCATGATAGCATCAGAATTCTAATCTTTCAAGAAAAAAGCTAAATTAGGTTCACAGAGTAGACAATGATATCATTCAAATCAACACCATTTCCGGTATATCTATCTACAATCATATCATAATTAGTACTATTAATTACAATCTTTTTGAATGGACTATTAAAAAATTGATTTCTAACTCCATAATTAGAATATGTAGAACTATATTCAAAAACATTAAATGCTACAAAGTTAGAAAGATATGTTAATTCTTCTTGTGTCAAATCATCTATATAAAACTCTTTGTATCTACTATTAGATAAATCACAACAATCAAATCCAATAGAACCACTATAATATGCAGTAACAGGTTCTGTTAAATTCCAGCCTACACTATTATCTATGAAATTTTTAACAGGAAATCCTTTACATCTACTATAATATTTTTGTTCATCAACATTTCCAAATAATGAAATTGCTGAAGTATCAGTATATCCAGAAGAATTATAACAACGAACAAAATAACTAGCAATATCTTCGTCTTCAATATATTCTATATAATATTCAGGGTCTTTTGTTGTAAACAATAAAACATCATCTCTATACCATTCATAATATGAATTTTCATCCATATTAACTACAGCAACAGATAATTTAATAGAATCTCCAACATTAAATATTCCTTTATCCATTGGATAAACAAAGAATGATAATATATCTGGAGAATATAATACCATTTCTTCTACTGTTTCTGATGGTATTGCACCCTCTGAAATTACATTACCTTCTTCATCTAAAACTTGTTCTATTTGTATTTCAGGCACTTTAACTGCACTTAAAATAAATTCATCACTTCGAATCTCACCAAAAGAATTATAAACTGTCAAATAATAACTTCCTTCATTATCTACATTAAATTTTGGAATATGATATTCCACATCTGTAGATACTAATTGGTAATCCTTATACCATTCATAATATAATTCTGGAAATCCACTAACTTCAGCATTTAAACTAACATATGATCCATACTTTATATCTTCTAATTTTGGATATATTGATATAGAAGATATTATTGGAGCAGAAGTTTCATCTTGAAATAAAGAATCATAAAACAATTCCTTAATGGCTGATACAGATGTTTTGAATAAGACACCATTTCTATCCAAATACATTTCTACATCATCGGATAGATTTAATAAATCATCATATTCCGTTATTTCTTTATCAGCCATACTAATATGTATCCTTAAGGATTATATCTCTTCATGTTCTTTCTATCTGGAGAACCATAAGGAGTCATGAATAATTCATAATAACAATCTAAATTCTTTTCCAATTCCAAAAATCTATCTTCAGCAACTTTACGTCTCCTATGATAAGAATTCTTATAATGTCCTGCTCTAAAGACTTCTTCTTCGATTTTAGCAATCATTTCTTCACCAGTCCTAAATTTAATTTCAGCATTTTGATATGTACACATATCCTGACATGCTACTGGTAATCCAAAAGCACAGGCTTCAATATACTTAATATCACTCTTAGATTTATTGAAATTATTATCCTGTAATGGTGCTACCATCATCTGGACATTCAAATCATAGATTTTCTTAGGAAAATCATATAATCTACACCAAGGATGGAATTCAATATCTTTATTCTGAATATATTGTTGTAATTGTAGAGGAAACGCTCCAATGAAAATCCATTGAAACTTATGTCTACTATCAATTATAGCTTTAATAACATGTTCAAAATCATCCTTCTGATTGACTTTATTTTCAACATCAAAATGAGCACCAGAACCCGAATAAAGGATTCTAGGCTTTTTCTTATTTGCATCATAATCTCTATTTATTTTATTTGGATCAAAGTAATTGCCAATCCAGAATTTAGCAGGGAAGTTTGGAATAACACTTATTTCCTTTTTACCTGTTCTTTGTGTATATAAATCCCTCATGAAATCACATGTGACCGATACTTCATCACACATATTAATAATATCAATTACGTTATTACGAATTTCATCCGAAGTAAAAGCAGATTTAAATTTATTAAAGTCTGGAATATCTTCAGCAAAAACTACATCATCTACTTCATAAATTAATTTAAAACCAATTTCTGGTTGTATTTGTTTAAGGAATTGAACAAACTTCTTTTGGTCAGTAGTTGCTTGTCTTTGTAGACGAATAGCCTTAACATTTCTATACCAATTAGCATCTCCAACCATAACAAACATATCAGAAACAGCTAGTTTAGCCTGATAATTCATTAAGTGAGACATCCAACCCATTCGATACAATCCACATCCACTAAAATCAGCAGTGAATTGTACTACTCTAGGAACTTCTGCTTCTGGAGGTTTATTATTTTGTTTTTCAACAAATCTAGTAACTGGAAGATGACTCTGATTACTAAAAGGTAATGGCGGTTTAAAATGCAGCATACAATGATTTATTATATGCTGCATTAGTGTCAACATTAAAATGGATTATAATCTATTTTTCTCGTTACGTTATTTTTCTTCTCCAAATATATAACTTCTCCAGTTGCAGCATCAATACTTTCTTTTCTATGAGAAATAATATAAACGCATTCATTATATTTCTTAATACGTTCATTTAGAATTTCTAAAATCAAATTAATTCCTTTATCATCCAAACAAGAATCAAAAAGCTCATCATAAATTGCAATATTATAAGTAACATCACCTTGTAGCATTCTCATATCCATGAATGCAAAAAGACAAGCAAAATCAATATTCTTCCTCTCTGCTCCAGAGAAATTAAAGTAAGAACACTTCTTATTGTTATCATTTATGATTTCTTCTTCAAAGTGACAATCAAAATAACACAAACAATTAGCATTCATTTTATTGAGATAATATTGAATACGTTCATTTAAAATCTCCAATATCTTATTGACAATATAAGTCTTAATTCCATCCTCGGAAAATATGAATTTCATTGTCTCCAACATATTCATTTTGTTTCTTACAATATCAACATTGTCCTTAGATAAAGATAATAATTTCTCTTCATCAACAATTGTTAAGTCTAACTCTGTTTCTTGAGATTGCATTGCTTGAATGTCTTCATCTAATGTAGATAACCATTCATTTAATTGAGTAAGTCTAGATTCAAGATTAATCTTCTTTTGTTGTGACAACTTAACAGTAGAAACTTTTAAATTACAAGCATCAATTCCAGATTTAACCTTTGTTCTTTTGGTTTTAAAAGTATTGATATATTCAGAAAGTTCAGTCTTTTTAACTAGTAGTTCATTTACTTTATTGAGATAATTTACCTTTTCTAATTCCAATTCCTTATGATTATGATCCAAATTTTCCCTTTTACATAATGGACAATTCTTTGGTTTATTCTCAATTTGATTAATCTTTTCTCTAAGATTCTCAATAGCATTTTCAATCTTCCAATACTTTTGCTGACTTTCTTCAATCACATCAACAATCTTTAAATATGCATCATCAAGTTTAATAATGTTATTCTTAACATCATCCATACTTTCTACTTTAACTGCTAGAATATCTGATTGAATCTTTTCCTTCTCCTGAATGTTTGAATTCTTTCTATCAATATACTTCTGTAATTTGATTTGCCTATTATCTAGGATGCTTTTACGTTGTGCTACAAATGAGTTTAAACTTCTCTCAATTCCTTCTAGTTTAGAAGACTCAATATCAAAGTCTTTCTTCTTTGCATTAAAATCATCTCTAGCTATGTTTAACATTTTACTAAACACATCCAAATTAAGAATACCTTCAATAAACTTACGTTTATCAACTTTATTCTTCGCCATAAATGGAACTGTATTATTCAATGTCATGATTACACAGTTCTCAAATATACTTGGAGTAGCATTGATTAATTTATGAAGAAACTCCTCTGTATTCTTAATTGTATCTAAAGTAATATCCTTACCATTCTCATACAAATACAATTTAGATGGATTTGCAGTACGAATCAAAGTATATGAATTCTTAGAAGAACCCTTTTCAATGTCAAATTGCAATTCAATCTTACATTGACCATTTGTAAATGAATTAGTGATTAATTCCTTTTTAAGGTCTCCTCTAATTGTGCTGCCAAAGATTGCATAATATAAGGATTCCATCATCGAAGACTTACCTAATCCATTTCTTCTATCATTATCATCTCTGTTAATTCCAGTAACAATATTCAATCCCTTTTTGAATTCTAATGTCACAGGTTCATTACCAAATGACAAAAAGTTTTGTATAGTTAATTTATTAAAATTTACGTGCGTCATCGTTTTTAGCTTTGTTAAAGATTTCCATTGCACATTGAATAATTTCTTCTTTATTATTCATGTCCATCAATTCAATATATTCAATGATAGCTTGAGAAATGTCAATTCCAGAAAAGTCTTTTCTCTCTTCCTCTAAACCATATTCACATCCAATAGATTCATATTCAATCTTAAGATCAGTAGGATTCAATTCACGAAGTTTATACAAAATGAATTCCATATCTTCGGATGTAATCTTCCTATCAACTTTAAATTTAACTAAATTGTTTTTAAAGATATCTACTACATTTTGTGTAATACCACCTTCACTAATAAGGTGTGATAGTTGAACATTATTATGTTTTGGGGATTTTTCGTTTTCAATAAATTCAATACCATCAGTTTCTACATCCCAAATATAAAACCCTTTAGTAGAACCAGCATCATTATAATCCGTTTGAAAAGGATTACCAACATAAACGATTCTACCATTATCATAGAACTTCTCATCTCTTAAATGAAAGTGACCAGAAAATACTGTTGGACTTTTCATCAATAAACTATCAGCATCAAATCCTTCTTCGCATAAAGCAAAAGAATTCATTTTAAACATTACAATCTCAAAGTGACCAAATGTTACATCAGCAACTGGAATCTCATCAATTTTAATACCCCATGGAACAAAGTTAATATCCTTATCATGGCTTTTAACAGTCTTCATCGTATCAACGACTGTTACATTTTTCCAATTCTTAAAGGGGGATAATGAATTTACATCTGAACTATCCTTTAAGAAACAATCATGATTTCCAACAATCATGGTTAAATTAAAATCTGAAAACAATTCAAGAAGTTTAGAACCAAAATGTAAACTATCAACAGAGATTTCATCTCTAGTATGAAAGTAATCTCCACAAAAAACAATATCTCTGATATCCCGTTGCTTTAGTTCTTGTATGAACCAGTTAGCCCAATCTAGAGATACATCATGCCAAAATTTAGAATCATGATGTACTCCTATGTGGATATCAGAGAATATTGCTATTTTATTCTTATTAAAGTAATTCACTAAACAAGTTTACCACATCATACCTTGGTGTCAATCTTGTTCAAAGAATGATTCTTCTGTAGAATCAATAATTGGTTTCACATAGATATGACCATCACAAACAGATAGAAATTCTTCATACTTTCTATCTTTATATGCTTGAACAGTATCATACTGTTTCTTCTCTTTTTTTATTCTATTAATAAAAGCATGAAATGCTATTGTTGTAAAATAATTAAAAGGTGATGCATCAGATTTTACATCAAACTTCTTACGTTTTAATGCAGAAAACATCTTTAATAAAGCATCTCCGACCATTTCTTCTTTATATGAATATTTGTAAAACTTACTGTTATAACTAAGTCCTTCAGCAATTTTATTCAAACAATCACCAAGATAATTCGTACATTCCATAGTAGAATAATACAATTCTATTTCTTGCTTGAACTTATTTGCATCTACATAATATTTGTCTTTATCTTTTGTTTTCATAATCTTCTTTAATTTCAAATTCTTGGAATACTATCTGTTCACTATCGTAAATCGATTTACGTTTAATATAATGATGAGAACCGAATTTAATCATATCGGCTATATCAACAATTATCAGTTTCTTCTTATCCTTATGTTTTCTAAGTCCTCTACCAATACTTTGTACAACTCTTGTAAAGCTCTTACCTAATGCAGCAAAAACAATCATGTGAATGTTTTTAATATTCACTCCAGTAGAAAATATTGATGTCATAGCAACACAAATAATATCATCATTCGATTCCATTAATTTTTTTGCTTTATCTCTATCTTCAGTTGATACTTCTCCATTAATGAAAAATACCTTTTTATTAGGATATCTCTTTGTTAAATTGTCCAATAACAATTTTCCATGAGCTAAGTGATTAACCAAAATCAATATATTCTTATCTATGTTTTTGCATACAGAACCTATAACATAGTTTCTAAAAGAATTATTATAGATGTACTCTAACTCTATCCAATAGTTGTCTTGGCCCTTTAGCTTATTATCATAAGGTGGTTTTGTAAGATATTTCATCTTCAATATCTTTACTTCTGCATTTGTTAAAATGTTTCTTTCTCTAAGTTCAGAAGATTTCTTTTGAATTAATATTGGACCAACTTTACCTATGATGTTCCATTTATCTGATTGGTCTTCTGGTATAGTGCCAGTAAATCCAAACTTCCTTGTCGTTATTATATTATCTACGACTTTTGATATTTGAGAACCTTTAGTAATTCTATGAACTTCATCTATAATGAGTAAATCTACATCTTTAATCCAATCATTTTCTGAAAATCTTCTTTGCAATATCGCAGAATTTGCTATAATGACATTACAACTAGTGTCTAACTTGTTAGTACCAGACCATTTGCCAACATTAAATGTGACACCATATTCCAAATAATCATTATATGTTTGCTCTACTAATCCTATGTCAGGAACAATAACTAAACATTTAAATTTCTTAATGTCATCAGAGTACAAATAATAGTTTTCAATCAGATTAGCACTAACCAATGTTTTACCAGCAGCAGTAGCCAATATTGCTAGTCCTCTACCCTCTTTCATACATGTTTCTACAGTTTCATATTGATAGTCTCTTAATGAAAGTTTTAGCCTATCTATTACTGGTTTTATTAAACATGGCTTCAATTTATCCAAAACTCTTTGCGATACTTCTATATTCTCTTCTGGATAATTCATTATCATATGCTTTTGAATCTCAAAAGTCATACCAATATCAAACTGTCCTAATGGACTTATTGCATATAATCTTTTAGGAATATAAGGAGAACGACCATATTTTGCGGCTGGATTAAAAGTTGAAAAATATTCACGCACGATATCAAGATTATCTGATATCAATATGCATTTATTTTCGTTTTCAACATCTAAAATAATCTTAGCCATATTACATTTCCATTGTCATTAATTGTAATAAACTTTTAATTTGCCAATCCATGGATTTAAAAGTTTCGATTGCATTATTTAATAATTCAATAATACATTCTTGCTCATGGATTCTATCATTTATTGTTTCAATCTGAGGTAATGCATCCAATAGTGTTGAATCGTTTTCTTTGCTGAACTTAATTCTTGATTGTGCTGTTCCTTCTGTTTTTGCTACTGAAATCAACTTTGTTTTAGCTTTTTTAAGCTTCTGAACTTCTACTTTATGTTGTACTAGTCTAGATGCCCAAAAATGCTTTTTTGCTGGTAACTTATATAGAACTTCTTTAATATTAATAGAATTCAGCACAAACTCTTGCGCTAATTCTTTATCATACTTATTATAAGTTTCCATAGTTAAATAATATCATATAAATATTAAAAAGCAATGGATACATTTAATGAATATTATAAATATTTAATGGAAACTTTAACTGCTAGTGGTGGTATGTTTGGTACTGTAGATTATGGTGCTACTGGAGGAATGGTAGGTAATATTGATGGCTATAATAAAGGCTCAAATGTTATTCCATCAGGTGGTCCATTATTAAGACGTAGAGCTAAAATGGATACTACAAATAAAAGTAGAAAACAAAAAAAGAAAAAGTAAATGCTTAAATGAATGATTTAGGACATTGGACTTGCAATATTGAAATACCAGAAAATCCATATGGATTCATTTACATCATCACAAATAATGTAAATGGTAGAAAATACGTTGGTAAAAAACAAATACTCACAAAACTTAAAAGAAAACCTTTAAAAGGTAAAGTTAATAGAAGAATCTCTATTAAAGAAACTGATTGGAAAACTTATACTGGAAGTTCTAAAGAATTAAATGAAGATATGATAAAATTTGGAAAATCGAATTTTTCATTTGAAATTCTCAGATTTTGTGATAATAAAAGTCAAATGGCATATTTTGAAGCAAAAGAACAATTCGATAGAGAAGTTTTAATTAAAGAAGAATATTACAACGGAATCATCAATTTACGTCTTGGAAAAGTCAAATTCTAAAAAAATTCCCAAAAAAATATCGAAAATATAAAAAATATCAAAAATATTGCTTGACTTTCTATTTTCATAATGTATAAATAATATAAAGAATTTAAAAAATCCTGGTTAATGTTAATAATAAAAGAAAAAAATATTAAATTAATAAATTTCGATTCGTTATTTAATAATATTATATCTAATAAAATATATTCATTTATTAATTGCAATAATTTAATTATTAATATTAATAATATTGATTGTAAAAAAATATTTTTAGATTTTATTATTTCTGAACTTATTGATAATTTTGATATTAATTATAAAAATATTTATATTTTTGCAAATAATATTAATTGTATATTATTATCAGAATTATTTAATAACGAGGATATTATAATATTATTACAAAATTGTTTAGAATATATTGCAAAATATTTAAATTTTTTAATATTATTTGATCAAAAATTTAATTTTAATGAGAATATTAGTCAGAGTAAAATTTTAGAACTTCAATTATTTTTGCAAAAAAGAAATAAGAATATTAGTCCAAGAAAAAAAATCAAAATGTTTTGTGAGAAAAATGGTTTGAATTATGTTTTGAATAGATTAAATTCAGTTGAAGAATCTTTTAAATTTAATATTATTTAAAAATAATACTAGCTTTTTGATATTTATAATGTATTATTAAATTGTATGACTAATGAACCTAATACTAATGAAGAAGAACAAGATCTTGGTGAAATTGAAATTAATCTAGAAGATTTTTCAAAAGAAGAATTAATTGGAATTCTTTCAAAGATGAATGAAAGTGATTTGACATTTAATGAATTCTTTGAACAAGCTATTCAAAATATGCTTGAATCTACTGGAGGAGATTTCGAATCATTTACTGACTACTTAAAAAATCTGAAGTAGCAGATAAATATATGAATGAAGTCGAAATTTGATGAAGCGATAAAGAACGCTTACAAAGTTTTTTTAAATGTAGAAGCTCAGGAGGAGGAAGGTAACACCCCTCCTGATGCAGCAAATAATTCAGGAGAGGAACAAGCACCTGAAGGAGAAGACCCAGCAAAGAAAGTTGCAGATACGATTGATGCAGCTTCATTATCAATGAAAGAAATGTTTGTTGATTTTATAAGTATGATTATTGAAGAAAAGCTTGCTGGGAAACTAGAAATTAAAAGTCCTGAATTTTCAAAATTGATTGAAGGTATTCAATCACAATTTACAAAGGATAATCCTTTACAAAGTTTAGATAAGATACAAGAACTTATTAAACAAGCAAACGATAGATATAAACCATCACTTTAATATGAAACACGATAAAGATAAAAAAGATTGTAAAAAGGAAGAATCTAAAAAGCAATATAAGAAGAAGGTTGCAAAGGAAAGTTTTGACCATGTAGTGAATAGTTTATTGGTTAAATATATCTTCTCTGAAGGTTCAGATGAAGATGAAAATCTTTCAACAAATCCTGCTGAAATTGCAAAAAAAGAAAAAGAAGAACAAGCTAAGAAAGCAAAAGGACCAATCAGTCCAAAAGATATGAAGAAAGCTCAAATTAAAGCTAAAGCCAATCAAGAACTTAAAAAAGTAGAACAGCAATCTTAATATGAGCAAATTCTCTCGTTTATTAGAAAACACATTTAAATCTGCTAATCTTAAAAGAGTAAGATTAAAGGTAGATCCTGCTTATTGTGAACGAGGAGAGATTTCCAAGTATCAAGGATATGAAGGTTACATTTTAGCAGAGAAAGATAAAGAATCTAAAGTTTATATTGAATGTGGTTGTAGTAATGCACAACCTAGTGGTTATGGTCAAGATGGAGTAGTAGCAATGATACCAAATGACATGTTAGAACCTATTCAAGGAAGTTTAACATTTGCTCCTACTAAAATGGAAAGACTTAAGATGTATTGTTTAATGTATCTTCAAGAAGAAAAAGGCATCAGACCAAATGATGCCTTAGTACAAATGATAATGAATAGTTCTACTGTTGAGATGTTAGAAACCTATCTTCTTCACAATGGTTGTACTGAAAAAGACCTTTTAGCAATTTATAAAATGGAATATGAAGAGTAAATTCGATGAATTACTAAAAGAGCGAGTAGAATCATTTGAAGATTCTACAAAAGAATATATTATAAATGAAGGGATGTTTGGTAATATCTTTAAAGGTATTGGCAACTTTTTAAAGAATCAAGTTAAAAATGTTTGGAATACTTATAAAGGAATAGTAAAAGAAGATTTTAAGACAGATGTTGAACAAGATTCAGGAGAAAAGGAATCAGATGTTATATCTAAAATTGGAGAAGCATTAGATAATCAAGAGATTCAAACGAAGACTATTAATTTTAAATTTGATAAAGAGGAGTTAAAGAATGTTTCTATTAATAGAGGAAACATTAAAAAGATTAAAGAACAATTAACTGCAAATAGATTTGATAGAAGTTTTGTAACTAGAAGTTTATTGTCTGTTTCTAAACAACCAATTAATATTTCTCCAGAAAATCTACAAGAATTGATAAATTTCAATTTTGGTAATGTAATTAGAAATTTCTCATCAGATAAGTTGAATAAATATTTTGGCGATAATTCTAAGGATACTATTGGTATTCTTAAGGA